GAATAAGAACGAAATTGGGAATCCAATTGGTTTCTTATTCTTAGTGACACAAGAGAGAGATAAAACTAAAAGACAAGATCAAATCACAATTGGTGATTTCCCTGGCGAGGGTTAAAACGCAAATTTTCAAATTAGAAGAGATATAGCAAACAAGACTTTAAGCAGACAAGAAACACAGCGACTGGACATTGAGATTAACGAACAATCCCTGGCGAGGGTTAAAACGCATAGCAAACAAGAAACGGACCAGCACAAAACAAACAAGAACAATTAAGTTTAAGAGTTAAGGTGAGATGACGATATTAGTAAGAGCAAAGAGAGGCGAGACGAGAGAGGCAGCACTGTTGAGAGTTAAAGAAAGACACCCAGATGAGCACTGTATCATCGAGGGTGAGGAAGAAATGAGCGGTGAAACAGCGGGGGGAAGGATGGAAGAAATATTAGAGGAATACAACAAAGACAAATCTAAAATTCTGGATGCAATTGGCAACATCCGAAAACCATGGAGTGAGAAGGTTGAGATAGCAAGGAAGAATATAGGTATTTCAAACAATGTGAATAGCGTGATGAGTAAAGATGGTGGAATACTGTCACACTCAAGGCCGATAGCGCTGATGGGAGTATGTGAGAGAGAGCTGGGAAAGGCATTTGTACTAGATGATGAGATGAATTGGCACATTGAAAAATATTATAATATTGTGTCTAATATAGACGAGAGTGTATGGTCAAGAGGAACGACAGCTGGAGTAACCTACCATGATTGTGTAGATTTCAGAGATCCAGAATCAATAATAAATGTCACAACCTCTAAGAGTAGTTTTTGTGAAGTGAGGAGATTAGGAATAAATGCAGGTGAGATATTGGGACAAGATATGCCTGACGCTGATAAATTGGCCAGGGCCTTGAAGTTCCCAAAGTTAAAAGAAGGGCTTGAGCCAGAGGAAAGAAGGGCAAGTGCCGCAATATTGAAACAGACAAATATGGGACAAAACCACTTAACAAGATTGGTTAGGGGTGTGTTACTCGTACTTGGAGCTGAGATAGTTGGTGAAAAGATTAAACTGAACAAGGATGCGAATACAATGGAATGGTTGAATTATGGGCCAAAAGCAATAATGACTGTTTATCAGGAGAAGAAAGGGAGTGCAATATGGTGCTCGTACCCAGATAGAGAAAGATATGGTTCAATTCTGCCACATTTCACAGGAGAATGGAAGTGTAGTGGATTGCCGGAGAGGATTAAGAGCATAAAAATACCAAGTGACGGAGACAAGGTATATGTGATTAGTTTGGGTGCTGGTAAACTAGAAGATGTGGAAGTGGATGCCAACGAGCTGAGAGGAGCATTGACAACATATGCTCAGAGCATGGCGTGTGAGGAAATATTGGACCAAGCTTACTGTACTGGGAGTATGTTGTTGTTACATGAGTTCTGGCCTGCTTTCCACTTACCATCGAGCATATGCTCAAGTGACTTGATAAGACCAGCAATGGCAACAAGGCACATCATCGAGAGCCACAAGAGAGACTGGAATCTAAGAGAGGCAATGGTTGTGGCCAAGTATGGAGCTGATGTGATCGGTTTGGCCATCAAAGAGATGATGTCATCAGGCTGGGAACACAACACTGAAGACCTGAGTAGTGCGATAGGACGTATAGGTGCGGGCAATTTAGGCAAGAGAAACGGAATATACAGATGGTTGGCTGATAACATTACTGGTGAGGCTAGTGGATTCATATATAATGTTGATCCATTTAACAGTATGAGAGAGGAAGTGGTGGTGAATGTAAATAAGACATCAATGTTGAAGTACTGGTGGCTGAACAGGGTTAAGGAAGTAGGGAATGGATCGCTATGTGCTGCCCTACTAGCAAGTGATTACACTAGTATTCCTACTTCATGCACTGATGCTACGAGTGCAAGAGAACTGGGATTTTTGAGGCAGGTAGGTGTAGTTAAAAATGGACCACTATATAAGAGAGAGATTAGGTTGAAGAAAGTAGATATTGATGAGGGAAGCAAAAAGACTATAGAAAGCTGTATCAAAGAAGGGAAAGTGAGTACAATGTCAGGTAGAATATCAATGCAGAAGAATAAGATGAAAGAAGAAGAGAGAAAAAGGGTGAAGGCAGAAAAAGAAAGAGAGAAGAAGAGAGAACAAGAAGCCCAAGCTCAAGAAGAGATAAAGAAGGAAGAAGAAAGAAGAAAAGAAGAAGAGAAGAAGAAGAAAGAATCAAGCCGACCTGGAGAAGGCCAAGTAGTGGCTGAAGGGAGTGGAAAGTTTGTACCCAAAAAGGGGAGAGGCGAGAGCATGGAGAAGGACTCAAAAGAGAGAGGCGTCTTGGCGAAGGAAGCATTCAGAAAGAGTAAAGGATTAAAAGACTTCGGTGAGGTTAAATTAGACACTGAATTCATCAAAGCAACTATTGAATTTGACAAAGAGGAGATCAAGCGAGCCGCTGAGTTAAAGAATAAGATCGAAGAAGATGAGAGAAAGACTAGAGAAAGGAGAAGCCAGACACAGGAGAAATTAGTCGAGCTGAGAAAGGAGAGTAAGAATGATGAGGAATTCTGCAGTGCATTGTTTGAAACTGATGAGTTAGCAAAAAAATCTGAATTCTGGCAAAAACAGAAGTCGGAATGGGTGAGAGAGAGCGCATTCCTGATTAAATATTGGAGAAAAAGGAAGATAAGTGAAGAACAGATAACTGAGTTGTCAGGTCTGATGGAGGCAATATTTCCAATAACATCATTGCACATTGGACCAGCAGGCAAAGAAAGAAAGGAGATAGTTAGGTTAGTCGGGACAATAATAGGAATATTGAGCATGGGAAGTGACCAACAAGGGCCATGGTGCAAATCACACTTTATAGTACAATGTTGGGGATGGAAAGTTAAAGGAAGGTGGTTGAGCAAAGACCACTGTAACATGGTAGCTGGCTTACTAGGTGAGCTGTTTGAAGCTAAGAAGAAATTGAGAACGTTGGACAATGAGAGATGGAGCACCTGGTCAAGAGGATACTTCGGCGGACTGATAGAGTTAATGGGAAACACAGAGACAAGTAAAATGGAAGAGGACATAAAATCTGGGAAAGGTGGAAATTTCATAAGAGAGACATGTAAATGGCTTAACTTGAAGGTGCCTGAATGGCAGATGTCTGATGGAGGTGTAAAACCTGAGCGAACATACCTACAAATCATAGGCATGGGAGGTGCCACACCTAGGAGAGAAATAAGGAGAGATAGATCTGAGTTCACAGAGGAGCAAAGGGCTGTGTGTGATTAATGTGGGCATGGAAAAGGAATCATAGTTAGAACATGATAATTGTAATTAACAAAGCATAGCATAGAGGTACATGGGTACCAAGTGCTGGAAGACACAACGGTACAAGGGTACCAAGATGTCACTGAGAATAAGAATGGATCGGGAACGGTCAGTTCTTAGTC